TTGTTATGTAACTTCTGTTCTTCTGTCTCTTCATCGACTAACATATAATTTCCATTATCAGTCTTTTCAAAACCAAAATCTGATAGGTACAATTCTCCAAACTCTTTTTCAATCCTCTCTAGATAGCTGTCTTGTATCTTATTTTCCAATAACTCTATAGCCCTTCTCATTTTAGCTAGCTTCTTGTTTAGACTCGTAGATTCTTCATTTCCACCTACTATCATTCCAGCTTCTTGAATCTCAAGAGATTTTTTTAACACTTCTAAAGTAAACCGATAATCCCACCAGCGGTGAGACCACAATTCACGGCGAAAACTCCAAACGTTCCTAATGAACCCAGGGAGTCCGTATCGTACGGCATCATAAGCCTTATAAATAGGGCTTTCATGCCATCTTAATTTCCTCAAACTCTTGAAAAAAGAATCTTCTGCGATAATATTCATAACCTCCATTTATAACAAATATATGAAAAAAATAAAAAAGAATAAAAACTATGTCTATAGTTTAATAAAAATTTTCAGATGCTAATACTTTAGACATTTTCATGCTATTTGCAAATCTGCCATTTTTTAGCTGTACACAATGAGCATATAGATCCATCACGGTTCCATCAAAATCTTCCATCATATTTTCAAGATCTTCCTTAGGCATGCCGAATTCCTTACAAAAGTCTTTTTTCATATTCTTTGTAGTCTCTGCTTCATCTTTTAGGAAGTCTTCATGAAGCTTTTTGTATCTGGCTCTAAATAAGCTAATCTTATCTAGCTTATCATCATAGTGCTTCATGTCTTTTATAGCATCTTCAAGAAGATAGTTCTCGTGTTCTGCTTGATAGTAGTAGTCTGAGGGTTCATAATCGCCATTAGCTATTTTATCATGTAAACTACTTTTATCTGGTAAGATCTGCCTTTGTTGATAGCGTCTCCACCAAATAAATTGATTGTAGTTTTTTTTCTGTAGCTTAGAGAGTTTTACCTCTAAGACTTCTCTTGACATTTTTGTTGGAAAAATCATAACCTTCATTTATTTTTTTACAATAATCTTTAGCAAATTTAATCTTCCATTCTCCTGTATGCCCGTCTTCATCTAGAGTGTACATAATAGCTTTTATTAGCTGCTGCTCTTCTTCCATTTTAAACCACTCTTTCATCTCTGCTAGATCTGATATTTTGCCATCAGAAAGCAGGTTGTATATTTTGTCTACTACTGTCATAGATATTAATTAAACATGTCGTAATGTCTTGGATAGATATGTAAGTTTGTTATAAAGAAATGCATTTGACCTACAGGATATCCGGTTCTGTAAGATACGTGTTCCATAAGTTTAGCAAATGTGTATTGATCATTACAGAAGCCAAAGACAAGATCGATAGATCTAGCAAATATAGTTAATTCTAGCTTACCGTCTTTAATATAAAAATTAAGTACATCATTACACGGTGTATCATATTTGTATCTGTCTAACTCATGCAAAATGTAGTGAACTATAATAGCTCGTCTAGTTTCTTTATTTAGCTTTAGATCATTGACAACGCGATTAAGTTGATCGTTGTAATTCCAAAAGTATCCATAATTAGAATTAACTTCTGTAGTACCTGGTACCATCATTTGATTCCAGATCTTGGCACGTTCACCTATTTCTTTTGCATCACGATCTCCTTTACGATACCATTCCCATTCGTATTCTGCATAGTCTTGATTAAACTTACGCTTTGGTGAAGTAATTACTTTTTGTGTAGGATCTTGTATAGTGAATGATGAATTAAATATTGCTTTGGTACCTGCAAAGTCTTCACCTTTGTCAATGATGTAGTGAAACAGATTCTCGAATGCACTGGTTGGTGTAATGTATTTTTTAGTCTCCATATTGTTCTACTTCTATAAACTGTTTAAGAAAGTTAACGCCTTCTAAATTACGATACTGATTCAAATATACAACTCTTTTTATTCCTGATTGCAAAATAACTTTGGAGCAGTCTAAACAAGGACTAAGTGTTAAGTACAAAGTGGAACCATCTACAGAGTTGCCTGTCTTGGCTGCTTTAATAATTACATTTATTTCAGCATGGATAACATGAGGTAGAGTGACATTATCTCTCTCGCAACAATTGTCCATACCAGAAGGAGTCCCATTATATCCAAAACTTATCAAGTTGCCGTCTTTAACTAAAACTGCGCCTACCTTAGATCGAACGCAGTGTGACAGAGTAGATGTTTCTTTTGCTATGTTTATAAATACTTTGTCTAGTTTATTCATATTATAATCCAGTTGAACCGAACCCTCCTGAACCTCTTTCTGTATTTCTAGATTGTAATTCTTCAACTTCCTCTACATCAAAATAAGCAACAGGAATTAATACAAACTGAACTAATTTTTGTCCTGTGGCAATTATTTGAGGCATATCTGAAGTATTAATCATGTGTAAATGAACTTCTCCTTCATAATCTTCATCAACAACACAAGCGCCAACAGAGAGACCTTGTTTTACTGCTACTCCTGATTTATTAAATGCAATCAATGCATAACCTCTAGGAACTTGAACTTTAATTCCTGATGGAATTAATACTGACTCTCCTGGTTTTAGTGACACTGTTTCAAAATCTTCTGGCACATAGAAGTCTATTCCTGCTGATGAAGATGTTCCTCTATTTGGTGTTTTTACGTTTCGTAACTTTTGTAGTTTCATTTTGTAAATCATTTTGGTAATCATTTAGTGAAGCCATATATGCAACACAATCTAGGAGATTGTCCTGTTTATGGTTATAAGCCTGTCTCGACAACTTAAGTGCAATCATACAGTTGTACATATCAACTGCAGTTAACTCTTTACGGCTTAATAACGATGCAATCTTGGCAGCTTCTTGCATACCGTCTTGCATTGGCCCATATTGACGGGCCTTTTCTTCAGATCTCTTGTAGATGATCTCGTTTGCTTGTTCAAGTATATTCATAGGATAAATATAAAAAATAATATCGAAATGGTAAAACTAAAGTCCTAAGTACCTAGTAATATCAGATTTATCGCCCCACTCTCTTTGAGAATCAACATCACTTGCTTTAATTGTAGGCTTGGGCATATTTCTAGCCACATTCCAGAACCAATCTCCTAAGTGGCCGTATTTTTTCATGAGTTCCCAACCTTTAGCGTCATAAGTTTGTATGCAATCAAATGGCGGAATTATTCTAGACTCTTTTAAAAATGCTCTATCATGAGTATAAAACTTAGCTCTGCCTAATTCACCAGGTTGTACATTTCTTGCAACTGCTACTGCATTAAACTTTGTGTTAGGTAAAGCAATCTGAAGTGTTCTAGATAGCACTCCTGTGGAAAATACTGACCACATATTTGGAATTCTTTTATCTTTAAATGCTTCATGAAATATTCTAACTCCTCCGGCTACAACTTGCTCATGCTTAAGGCCGAATGGTAGATATTTTGCGCCAATCTTTTCTGCAAAGTTTTTTGCCCAGGCATTAATAGTCGGCATAGCAGGAGTCTTTAAAAATATTGGCGTTGCCCCATCTTCAATAACTCTTAACTGATGTTCAGATGCTTCTTTAGACGCGGGCATAAATAGTATAAGCTTCTTGTTATATTTTTTTGCAAGATACGTAAGTGAATAAGGAGCATATCCTGTTCTTGGTGCTACGTAAACTAAAGTGTCTTCTTTTACTTGGCTGATCATGAAGTCTCCCATCTTGGCTTTACTACCATATTGAAATTCTCCATCATCGACTATTGTAAAACCTTCTGCTTGTTTTAGCATGAATTCAAAATCAGGCTTATAGTCTTTTGTCATTTCTAGATAGTAGTTTAGATCTCTACCACCTGACATGTCTAAGTTCGATTGATCTGTCGCTTTGTTTAAAAACATCAGTTTTTTTATTTATTTTTTTCTTCTTTTTGAAGTTCTTTGCTTAATTCAATAATAGGCACAGGAGTTCCTACAGGATATGGAAAACTATCTTTAGCCGCAGTAATAGATTTCATTCCAGATGTAACAGGAACAGCTTTACGAAGTGGAACTGCTGCTTCATTAAGTGGTCCGTATACTCTTGCTAATATAATACCTGTAGATGTTGTATCAAAGATAATACCTGGCATAGCAAACATATTACTTTCGCTTGTGCTTGGAT